TGATGAACTTAGAAGAAAAAAACAACAAGCTATAAGAGAAGCTGCTTATCAAATTAAAGCTAAAGAATCTGATGACAAAATGATAGAAATAGGTTTTGTCACAGCTAATCCTGAAGATGGACACCAGTTAGCTCACGATTGGGCAGCAAGATATGCAGCTAGAAATAGAACTACTATACAGGCTGGAAGAATAGCATTTAAAGAAAGTCTTATAGAACAAGTAGAACAAAACAAAATTACATACCCACAAGCTATGTCTATAGTTAATCACGAAATAGAAGCTCGTGATGGATCTATGAAGACAATGATGTCTTGGAAAGAGTGGGATAATTTAGGTGAAGAGTTAGCAGAGGCGTCCGTTAAAGGGTCTGCTGCTAGAGACACACAAAAAGATAATGATATAAATGCTGATCTAGAAACTATTAAAAGTTTACAGAATCCTACTAACGATCAGAAAGCTCAACTATATTCAATATTTAAACAAAAATATGATGGTTATGTTCCTGCTAAATTACACAGTGCTTTACAAGGTCATTTAGATGATGATGTTGCAAGAGACCAACTTGATGAATCTATACGATTCCAAGGTGGTGTGTATGAGTTTGACTTAGCTAATGTTAGTACAACAGTTTATAACGAATACAAAGACAAAATAATTAGTGCTGGTTCTTCGGTTCCCGGAACTGATGAACATAAGGAAGCTAACAAATGGATTACTAGCTATACAAATGATGGCATGGAAACTGAGTTAGGTGAAACAGATGCTAAATCTCCAGAGTGGTTATCTTTACATGACAGCTTAACAGAGTTGTATTTTAGAACTTATAAAAATACTTTATATAGAGACGGACAGAAAGTAGCTACTGAAGCTCAAGCTAATCAAGCTGCAAAGCTTGCAGTACAACAAGCTGTTGGTGATGAAAAAACAAAAAGACTAATGATGAGTACAGACTTTACAGATGACGGTGATGAAACATATAACCGCATGATGCAAGTTTCTATGACTCAGGCTGGTGGAGGTAATTGGTTAAAACAGAAAATTACATCTAACCAAGTAGTAGATAAAGAGTTAGTTGCGTGGTACAAAACTCCACTAAAACAAGCAAAAGATTTACCAGCTTACTACAAAGATTTAGCAATGAGAATGGGAGTTAATCCTATTGATTTAGCTAATTCTCAAATTAGATTTCTTATTGATGAGCAAGTAACAACAGATAAAAAAGACGAAAAGTATAATGCAAATATTTTAAGACTTTTATATAAATTTCCAACTCGTGAAAAGATCACAAGAGCAAGACTTGAAGCTGAAGGAGCTGGAGATCAAAATGCAAAAACATCTATTTATAACAAAAAAGGTTTAACAATAACGGATGAGTAACTGCGGTTTACTTGGCGTTTGTTAGCCAATAATTACCGTGGTAACTATGGAAGATGAATTAAATTTTCAGGTAGGCATATCTGGAGATGGACTGAGTGTAACAGAAACACAACAAGCAGTTCAAAATATGCAAGAGGCAGAACAAGAACGTGCCGAATTAAGAGAGCAAAACGCTCAAATAGAAGAAGCTAAGATTGAAGGTAATAAACCTGAAGGAGCTACTCTAGGTGACTATGTTGCCGATACTGTCAAAGCACCTATTGCTGGTGTAAGAGATGGTGTTGCTAATATTATCACTGCTCCTGAAAGAGTCATTGACTTTATATCTGGCGAGATGGATGAAGAAGCTGCAACTGAAGAGGGCTACGACACTGAGTGGGATGATTTTCTTTATGGAGAAAACGACCCATTAGAAACTAAAACTTGGTGGGGTGGTTTAATTAGAACAGGTACTGAGGTTGCAACTACATTAGGTTTGACTGGAGGATTTGGAGGAGTAGGTAAAGTTGGTAAAGGATTAACCTTTATGCAAAGTCTTAAGACTGGTGCATTAACCGGAGCTAGATTTGACTTACTTGATAAAGACTCACAAGACGATAACATTTCTGGAATGTTAAAAGAGAGATTTCCTCTATTTGATACTCCACTAGCTACACAAGATTCTGACAGTCCTATAATGAAGACTGTTAAAAATGTAGTAGAAGGAATGATGATTGGAGGTGTATTTGATAGTGTTTTATATGGTGTTACTAAAGGTAAACCTAAAGAAGCTATAGAAGAAGTAATCCAATCTAGAAGAAAAAGTGTCAAGTCACAGCAACTAGAAGAAGCTGCAACACAGATGAAAGAGCCCGGATTTAGGGCAAGTAAGAATCCAAAACTAGCTAACAAATCACAAGGTGGTACTACTTCATTAGAAACAGGTCCAGCTCTTAACAAAGCTAGAAGACAAAAGAAAACACAACTAGGTTCTGAAGACGGAAGTATTGGTTCCTCACTGTCTAACACTGAGGTTACTGCACTTACTAAAGGAACTAAAGAAGCTAGAGGAGTTGTAGAAAAAGTATTACGTAGATTTAGAAGTCAAGGTTATGTAGAGCAGATGAAAGAGACTGCTGCACGTCAAGGTAAAACTCTTGATGAAATGTATGCACAAGATCTTGATACCTACAAAGCTGTGTTTGAAGGTAGAAATACCTCTGACATGACTCCTGAAGAGTTTTGGAAAGAAATAAGCAAAGAAAAGTTAGTACGTAAGAGTGGTAAGAAAACACTATATTCTTATGTATCTAGTGAATATGCTGATGCTATAGATATGATTAATGCTTCTTTATTTAATGAAATAAGAGATGCAGGAGTTACAGCTAGAGAATTAGCAAATTTTTATGACATAAAAGACATCGACGGTCCTGCACAGAAAATGGTTGAAAAACTAATTGCTGGATTGCAAATGAGAAAAATGGCTAGTGCAGATATATCTCAACAACTTCGACAGTTTGGTAAGATGAGGGGTAAAACAGTTACTCCAAAACTACAAGCTGAGATGATAGACAAACAAGTACAAGAAAGTATTGATGCTTTCCGTATGGCGTTAGATATGACTGGCGATGAAGGTGATGAAATATTTAAAGCTATGTTTGAGGGTATCTCTATGGCTAAAGATATTCATACACTAGACGACTTAGATGCGTTTATGCGTGTCAAGATGAGAGGAGGTCAATGGGGTGGAGATTCTAAAAAAACTGGTGCATTTTTAAGAGAGATGGGTTCTATGTTTACTCATAGTGTTTTATCTGGACCTAAAACAGCAGTCCGAGCAATCTTAGGTACATCTACTGCAACCTTTACTAGACCTATGGCTATGGCTTTAGGTGGTGCAATGAGAGGTGACGGAGCTACAATGAGAGCTGGTTTAGCATCATTGAATGCAATGCGTGAAGCAATACCTGAATCCTTTGAATTATTTAAAAGAAGATTAAATTCTTATTGGGCTGGTGATATCTCAACAATGAAAACTAGATTTGTAGAGAGAACCAAAATGGATGACCAATGGCAAATGTATGGACATTGGGCAGAAACTAGAGGAAATAAAGTAGATAAAATTTTATATAGAACTGCTAATATGGTTAGAGGTTTAAACGATAATAGTTTTTTAACCTACTCAACTAAACTTATGGCATCTACTGACG